AATACTTTGATCGGCGGAGTTTCTGGAGACGTTATAACAACAGGATCGAACAATGTTGGTATCGGAATTAATACGTTAGGTCAACTTACGACTGGGAGCCAAAATATAGCCATCGGCACTGCTGCTTTAGATGCAGCTACTACCGCAGATAATAACACAGCTATTGGACATGGTGCTTTAGGTGCTAACACTTCAGGTACACGCAATGTTGCGGTTGGGCATAGTGCGTTAGACGCACTTACCACTGGGACGGACAACACGGCTGTTGGAAAAGACGCTCTAACTGCCGCTACTACTGGAAACTACAACATAGCTTTTGGAACAGCTTTAGCCGCTAACACCACTGGAGGCCAAAATGTAGCTGTTGGATTTGCAGCGTTAGGGTCAAACACAACGGCAACCGGAAACACTGCGGTAGGAGATTATGCACTTAATGCAAACACCACAGGTATACGCAATGTGTCTGTCGGAAAAAATGCATTAGACGCAAATACTACCGCAGACGATAACACAGCGGTGGGATATAATGCCGCTACTACTAATACGACTGGAACAAACAACTCTGCTTTTGGTGCTTACGCACTAGGTTTAAACACCACAGGTTCTCAAAACACTGCGATTGGAAGAAGCACTTTATACCAAAACACGACTGCGGATAACAACACCGCTGTAGGCACAAGCGCGTTAAATGCGAACACCACAGGTGACACGAATGTAGCTGTCGGTAAAGATTCAATGTTAGCGAACACCACCGGAACAAATAATACTGCGGTGGGTGCGCGATCTTTACAGGACAACACTACAGCGGCAAACAATGTTGCCGTGGGCGATCTTGCGTTGGGGTCTAACACCACTGGTGCTAGCAATGTGGCGGTAGGAGTAGAGGCGTTAATGACTAGCACAACGAGTACAGAAAATGTTGCGGTTGGCTACAATGCTTTAAAACTTACCACAGCAGGTGCAAACACCGCAGTTGGATATGCTGCTGCGGATGCAAACACAACAGGTTCAGCTAACACAGCAATAGGCAGTAACGCTTTACACTCAAACTCAACAGGGTCACAAAATACTGCGATTGGAGAAAACACCTTATCAGCTAACACCACCGCAGATAATAACACGGCGATAGGTTATAGGGCACTTTTATCTAATACTACAGGTTATGCCTTAGTTGGTGTTGGTAGAACTGCTTTAGCGGATAACACAACTGGTGCTGCAAACGTGGCGGTTGGTCAGAACGCACTAGCCAATAACACCACAGCAAGTAACAACATTGCCATTGGGTTAGAAGCGTTATTTACCAACACTACTGGGGCGCAATGTATTGCAATTGGTGGTGGTGCAGCCGCTGCATCAAACATATCTAATACTCTTGCTATTGGATATAGCGCACTTAACGATCTTACAACAGGGGCCAGAAACGTAGCGATTGGAAATTATGCGTTAGATACTACTCAATCAGGCTCAAATAGTGTTGCTGTTGGTTATGCGGCGGGCGATGCGGTTACTACAGCCAGCTCCCTTGTCTTGGTAGGCGATGTAGCTGGAGATGCTATAACAACGTCTAGTCACTGTGTAGCTGTTGGGGCAGGTGCGTTAAGCACTCACGCAACGGGTACTGGAAATACCGCTGTTGGTTTTACTGCTTTAGCGAATTGTACTAATGGAGGAAATACAGCAGTAGGGCTTGAAGCAGGGGCAGCTGTTACAACAGGCTATAACAATACTTTTGTTGGAGAAGATGCAGGAGATAGTATTACAACAGGGTATGGCAACACTTGTGTCGGAATTAATGCTAATCCCAGTGGTAGTAATGGAGAAAAACAAATTGTTATTGGTTACGACTTTTCTGGTAATGGAGACAATAAAGTAAACCTTGGAAGTTCTGGTGGATATGTTTGGAACTCATTTACAGTAAACAATACTTGGACTCAGGTTTCGGACGAGAGAACTAAAAAGAATATTGAGTCAGACGATTTAGGTTTAGAGTTTATAAACGAATTAAGACCAGTAACTTTTAATTGGAGACATTCTTCTGAAATTGATCCTGAATTTATTGAACAAACTGTCAATATTGGTAAGGGTGAAAAAGACACAGAAACTTTAATTCACGGGCTTATTGCTCAAGAGGTTAAAGCTGCGATGGATTCTGTTGGCAATACAACATTTAATGGCTGGGAAGAAGGCCAAGATGGACAAGCGGTTTCAAGAGAAATGTTTATTACTCCGTTGATAAAAGCTGTTCAAGAATTGTCTGCTCAAGTTACTACATTGAAGTCGGAAATAGCTGCGCTCAAAGGAGGCTAGAAATGTCGGTTACTAAAACATTAATTGATGCCGTTCCTACTAGTGAGGACGGAAAGGTGGTTGGTTGGTATATAGATTTTAAATATGAAAAAGGTACGAAGGGAGAAGCTGACTACCACTCGAATGTTTTTCATAGAACAATTGAATCAGTAAAGAAAAAACCCAGTGAAACAATTACAAGGTTTACGCCAAAGCCTGAAGCTGAATGGACAAAAGCAGACATTATAGCAGTTTGTCCTATAGAACAATGGGATGCAGCTTTTGAAGCGCAGTATGATTCTGTTATCACTAATCCAGATAAAGAACAATCCGCAAACCCAAATTTTGTTATACCTGATTAGGAGACTTAAATGGCTATAAAGAAAACATTAACTGATGCAGTACCTTCTGTTTTGGACGGAAAAGTAGTTCGTTGGAGTCTTACAATGAAGTACGAGCAAGGTACTGAAGGCGAAGCGGATTATTACACGAATGATAAAAACGAAAC